TGATGCTATAGCTTTTACTTATATTTTAGGAGGACATAAATTTTATTGTATTACTTTTCCATCGGCAAATAAAACTTGGGAATACGATATATCAACAGAATTATGGCATGAAAGAGAAAGTATTAACAACGCAGGAAAAAGTGGTAGATGGAAAGCAAATTGTTATATAAATTTTAACAATAAAAATTTAATAGGAGATTTTGAAACGGGCGTTATATATGAATTAAAAGATAATTTGCATACTGAAAATGGTGCCGTAATTAAAAGAGAGGTTATAGGAACAACCTTGTTTAAAAATTTTGCAAGAATGACAATGTCAAGATTTATAGTTTGTATGGAAACGGGCGTTGGAATAGCAACTGGACAAGGTCAAAATCCACAAATTATGGGAAAGTTTTCTATTGATGGCGGTAAAACATTTAGCAATGAATTATGGCAACCACTAGGAACGGAAGGTTCTTACTGGACGGAAATATTTTGGACACAAATAGGGCAAGGTCGTTCTTTTATAACAAAATTAAATTACAGTGAGCCAACTAAATTTGTAATTGCTGGCTGTTTTGTAGAAATTGAAACAGAAAATGATTAATATACCAAACAATAACCAACCAGTTGAAGACAACGGCATGATAAAGCCAGAATGGAATACATTTTTTCAACAAATTAAGACAGTAATAAAAAATGATTATGCACAAAATATTGGTTTACCTAACGCCTTACAGCCAATAATTGATGAAAACAAAAATATTGATAGAATTTGGTATAATTTTTTTGAAAAAAGCTACAAAACAACTGGTGCATCTTTTGGTATTCCATCTTCCCAAGAAAAGTTGAGCAGTAAGTGGCATACATTTTTTGAAAATATGTATCAAGAGTTAAAATAATTGTTGATTATTTATTTAAAACATTAATAATGACCATTGTTTCTTGAGTAAATGTAAATTAGATTAAGCATTTATATATTTATGAAAGGATTATCAAGCCTTTACAGAGGTTTGTCAGGTGTTGAGCCAACAGCTGATGACATAGGAGCAGTAAAAAAAGCGGGCGACACAATGACTGGTGCGTTAATATTAAGTGGTAGCCCAACAGAGCCTAATCAAGCCGCAACTAAATCTTATGTTGATAGCAATTCTTCATCATGGGGTTCTATTGGTGGCACATTATCAAATCAAACAGATCTTCAAAATGCCCTTAATGCAAAACAAGATACTTTAGTTTCTGGAACAAATATCAAAACAATAAACTCAACTTCAATTTTAGGATCTGGTAATTTGTCAATAACCGCAAGTGCCGCTGGAACAAATACACAAGTTCAATTTAATGATAGCGGAAGTATAGGTGGAGATGCTGGTTTGACATATCATAAAACAACAAATAACTTGAATGTAGATGGCAGAGTTGATGCTTCTGCATTCCAAGTAAACGGAACAGCTGGTAATGGATATATTGATTTAAAACACCAATCCGCTGACGCCTCTCCTCCATCTGCATTTTCCGCTTTATTTGCTGATAGCAACGGAAATATTAAATACAAAAATGATGGTAATTATTATACTACATATTCTACACATGCCAATACCGCAAATAGAATATACACTTTTCAAGATAAAAGCTATACTTTAGCAGAAGCAGGAGCAAACACAGATATAACTTCTATCTCATTAAATCAAAGTGGTTTAGTGGTTAAAGGTGCGACTTCAAATGCACTTACTATAAAACCAAACGAAACTCTTAGTGCATCACGCACATTAAACTTAAAAATTAATGATATAGATAGAACTATTGATTTATCTGGTAACTTAACTGTTTCAAGTGATGCAACAATTTCAGGAACTAATACTGGAGACCAAACAAATATAACTGGTAATGCGGGAACAGCAACTACTTTACAAACTGCAAGATCAATTTATGGTAATAACTTTGATGGATCTGCAGCATTATCACAAACTATTGCCTCAACTTTTGGAGGCACGGGAAATGGATTTACAAAATTTACAGGAGCAACTAGCACAGAAAAAACTTACACCTTACCTAATGCATCAGCAACAATTTTAACTGACAATACTGCAGTTACTGTTCCTCAAGGAGGAACGGGTTTAACAACTTTAACAACGGCTTATGGTGTAGTATGTGCAGGAACAACAGCTAATGGATCTTTGCAAAATGCTGGTGCAGGAACTAGTGGTCAATATTTAAAATCAAATGGAGCAAGTTTATTACCAAGTTTTGCTAATTTTACACCACCAACAATTACAAAACTTACTTCAGGCTCAGGAACGCACACAACCTCCGCTGGAACTTTATATTTTAGAGTTAGAATGGTTGGCGGAGGTGGTGGCGGTGCTGGATCTGCAACGATTGCAGCAGGAAATCACGGAAGTGGTGGAAATGGTGGCAATACTACTTTTGGAACTTCACTTTTAATTGCAAATGGCGGAGCTGGTGGTGGTGGAGCTGGTAGTGGTGCTGGTGGTCTCGGAGGTTCTACTACTATTAATTCTCCCGCATACGGAACTGGAATATCGGGAGGGGCTGGCACGGGTGGCGGAAATACAGTTGCTGTTCAAGTTCAATTTGGAGGAGCGGGAGCTGCTTCTTTTTTTGGAGGGGCTTCTGGGAGAGGCGATGTTGCCTCAGCAACTAATAGTGGTAGTGGCGGTGCTGCAGGGGCTGCGGGTGCTTCTTCCTTCATTGGAGGTTCTGGTGGTGCTGGTGGATTTATTGACGCAATTATTCCATCACCTTCGGCTACTTATGCTTACAGCATTGGATCGGCTGGAACAAGTGGTGCTGCTGGAACTGGGGGAAATGCTGGTGCAACTGGTGGCTCCGGCTATATTGAAGTAACCGAATATTATAATTAAAATCATATGAAAATAGAAAAATTAAAAGACTTAAGAAGTCAAAAAGGTTTTCAATTCAACGAACAATTTTTTGTTGCTTATGAAGGTAATTCTCAATTTGACGCAAATAATAAAGATTATCTTGCTTGCTTAGAGTTTATTAAAAATGGCGGTAAATTAGAACCCGAATTCACGCCAGAAGAGTATTTAAAAAGAGCAAAAGATAATAAACTTGCTCAACTTGAAGCTTTTATTTTATCTAAAAAAACTGAGAAATATACATCTCACTTTGCACCTGAAATTATAGACGGCTCTAGAATTGGAGCTGAAGTTAAGTTTTACTGGCATGTTGATTCTATTCCAAACAGCAATTTAACGCCTGAAAGCGTATTAAATAAATGCACAATGGATTATGTAAGTTGTGTTAATCTTGCTAAAAAAACTGGCACTGATTACGCAAGCGAAAAAAGTATTTACGATAATTGTGTAAAGCAAAAAATCGTTCCATATTCTACAACTATCGTTAAAGATGGCAAAGAACAAGCTGGTGTAGTAAATATTTTACCCGTTGCATTTTCTATAGCCGATCATATCCAAAATAGAGAAATCAATAATAATAAACTTTTAAAACTAAAACAACTTGAAATCAACGCTTGTAAAAGTGTCGAGGAAGTCGAAGCAATTAAATTTGAATAATATGAAATCAGGATTTGAATTTATAGACGAGCCAGTTTATACGCCAAAAAAAGATAAAAAAGATAAAATCGTTCTTAAAAAAGATTTAAGATTTTATATTAATTTTGCTGGTCAAAGACTTCCTGAGCTTTATATAATTCCTACAGGCTTTGAATCTAATGGCTTTACAATTCCGTTTATATTTAAGCCTTTTTTCTCTAACTTTGATGTTGGCGTGGAAAATGCTATTGCTCATGACTTTTTATACTCAGAGCTAAAAACCTTTGACATGTTTCGTAGAGATGCTGACATGGCTTTTTATAGCGGTTTAAGGTCAAGTAGTTTAGAAGTTTGGAAAGCCAAGCTATTTTATTGTGCGGTAATTATTAGAGGCGGTAAACATTGGAGGAAAAAGAAATGATTGATTTTATTACCATATTTAACTTAATGAAGCAAGCACCAGAATTTTCAATGATGGTAAGTGCATTTTTTATTTACCTTTTTTATTATTGGGTTAAAAATCAAGGCGAAAAAAAAATATTAGATATGATTCAGCCAGTAAAACAAGATATATCAGAAATAAAACAAGACTTAGTAAAAATTAAACAAAACATTTGCCAAAAATAATGGACTTTAAGCAGTTTTTAGAACAAATTAAAGGATTAACCGACCCCGCAATATTTGCTATTATTGCTAAATTTGCAATTGGTTTTTATTTTTTAAAATTATTATTTAAGGGCTTTAAAGAGTTTTTAAAATTTATTTTTGCAGTTAAGGAAAAAAAAGACAATTTTGAAGAATCACAAGTAGAAATTAAAGAATTTAAAAAAACTTTGAATAAAGTAAAAGAAGCTGGTGAAGAGACGATGTTAAGAATATCAAAAATAGAAAAAGATTTAAGCTTTTTAAAAGCTTACAGAGATATAAAACATGGTAAAGATACCGAAATTGAAGAATCAAGAAAAACTATGAAATTAGTATTAGAAAAATTAACAACAAACAATAAATAATTTATGTTAACAAAACAAAACGGAGCAAAAGTTTATTCAATTATTTATTTAATTGCCTTTTTACATTACCCGATTTTTATTGGCATTGATATTTATTATACGCCAGTAAAACAAGAAATATTTGACAATTTAGGAAAGTTCCTATTTTATGCTGGAAGTGGTTTCTTTGCGATTATAGGCTTAGGAAATATTAATTTATTAACTGGACTTTTAAAAAAATAATGCTTAATTTTATTTTACCTTTAATTCTTAAATCTAAAAACTTTGCTATAGGCGTTATTGGCACAATTTTGTTTTTATTTATTGTTGGCTTTGCTAATAATTATTTTGAAACAAAAGAGCGAATTCAAGAATACCAAAAAATAGAACAAGAAACAAAAGAATTTCACCAAGAAAAAATCGTAGAATTAAAAACAATACTTAATAAAACAAAAAATGCTAAAAAAATTGATTATAATGAGTCTGGTAATCTTGATGATGACTTCTTGCTCAAAGCCCTTGAGTAAAAGTTTATCACAAGAACAACTGCAAGAATATATCGATACGCTTCCAGAATATCCGAAGCGTGAGACTTTTAGTAAAGAAGAGCAGAAAAGAATAGCATTGACGCCTGTTCGTTTCAAGGTTTGGGCTGAGCAAATGCTGGTTCTATATAAATGTGCTAAATTTAATGAATGTAATAA